AATTCTCCTTCATTGCTCCAATTTCCACCTTACCACGCTCTTCATCAGTCCAACTCGTAGTTATTCTGTCGAGAAACCAAGGTTTATCCTTGCCAACCTTTGCCCAAGCATGAGCATCAGCAAACCGTCGAGTGCTAATGTATCTTCTGTCGAGACTAGCCTTCTTAATTGATGCCCTCAAATCCCAAAGCATTGATGCCCAGTCTCTATAATCTCCAACGAGCATTCTCTCTAGATTCTTGTCGTAATCTACGAAGATTTGAACGTCGCCAAATCTGTCCAACTTAGCACCGTCCTGTTGCATTCTCCCCGAGTAGGAAAAATCCATACCATCACCCCAAGTATTAGCACACTCTGAATGGTAGTAGTGGTCATGTTTGAACGCCATTGGGTCGTCGGTTCTATTTGGTAAGGCTATATATCCTTGGTTGTCGGTCATGGCATGAGTAACCAAGGCAACATTTGGGTCGAATCCATCGGCTTCGTCAAATAAATTCATACCGCCATTTTCAAACTTATCGACGGCAAGTCCTGTGTGGTACTTCCCATGAGCATCCATCTTACCAAGTAACTGTGCTTCAGACAGTCCGGCAGAGCATGGGATGTACTGCATCGACTTCACTGGGTCAAGGTCTAATGTCTTTGCGAGACCTTTCCAAGCATCGGCAATCAGTCTCGACTTCCCTGTGCCGGGATGACCCACTAGCATTACTTTCTGTCGGTAGTATAAACACTCAAAAACATCGTTTAGCTTTTCGTGTGTTATTTTATCCCCTGTATCAATAACTGGCTTATTGCCGACGGTGATAATGATTGGTTTGCGAAGGTCTCTTATTCTCTCGTCCACCTTATGAATAAGTTCCTCGGTTTTAGTCTCCAAGCTACCCTCTAACGCCTTTTTCGTATCAGCAACCGCATTTAGCATAGTATCCTCGACCCTATCTCCCATAGTCTCGGAAATGGCATTGAGTATGATGTCCTCAAGACCGCCGTTTTTACTAGTAGTGTCGGTACTAGCATCGCCGCCTGCTGACGGCGGCTCAGTGCTAGTAGTGTCGGCACTAGGGCTGTTGCTGACTGGGTAAGCCCCATGAATCAGATAGTTTCTCCTGTCATGGTTACGACAGGTTTGAATCCAAGTTCTGGCGTGTCTTAACTCCTTGGCCTTAGCAATGCAATGGTGCTTCAGCCATTTAGTCGATTTGTTTGATAGTTCGTCTGTTGTATAAGTTCTCATCAGTTACTTATCTCCTTTTTTGTTTCGGTAAAAGTTCGTTTTGGCAAATTTGCCGTTATTATTAATATTTCTATATTTAGCATTCAACTTTGTTTTCTGCTAAATATATAAATATTAATTAAGCTCTCCACGACGGAGAGACAGGGTTTTCCCTGTAATGTTCAGCGACCATTTCTACCAACGACTCATATTCATCGTCGGTGAATTTGTCTTGTATCAGCTTGCCGTCGGCATCTCTCCTTCTCGGTGCTAAGGCCTTTTTTAGCACCCCATCGCGGAACCTCTCTTCAGCGTATTTAGTATGTAAGTCGTCCATATACTTAGACCGTCGCTCTAACTCGTCGAGAACCTCGAGCAAGTAGCACCGACCATCCTCCCATCCTCTGACATAGTGATAGGTCGGCTTCACTTTTTTGAGGAATTTCTTCAAGTCTTTAATTCCTCTTGTTAGTTCCGTGTCATCAAACATTACTTAAACTCTCTGTAAATTTTCACCATAACTCCCACAGTACCAATCATGAAGAGTATTCCAATAACTGTCATTATTGCTGAGAAACTCATTCTTCTCTCCCTTCGTCGTTTCTTTCCCAACCAAAACCCCCTTGGTTTTGGCATTCAAACTTAGCTCTCCGACTCTCCTCTAGCTTGGAAGAGCCTTTTTTCAATATGCTCTCTTTTATTAGCTTGTCATCAACATAGAATCGGTAGATTCTATCTCCATTCTCCATCAGCCTATGGGTAACTTTGTGGTCGATAAAGTGGTGTGAATTACTGGCACTTGTGCCGACCAAGACAGAGACCTCTCCTACTCTCTTTACTCCGTAAGACTTGTCTCCCTTATAGAGACAGGCTGTTACTTTATTCCAAATTGGATACATTCTCATTTTATGCTCCTTTTTATTGATTTCATTATTTCAAGACTGTTCTCATAGTTTCTCATCAGAATTTCGGTTGGTATCTCCAAGTCCGACGAGTTGTGATAAATAAATTTATTATCTGAAGAGATGGCCTCTAATTGTTTCTTGATTATTAAAAAGAACCTCTGGGCTTCTAAGTCGCTAGAAACCAAGGTGCTTACCTTCTGTAATGCCTTCAGCACGATTCTATATAGCTTATATGCTTTATAGTCCTCGGCTATAAGAGACCACATCCTTCGACCTACCCTATCAGTACCCTCTCGGTTTTGTTTCCAAGCACAACAGGGACAAAGTTCATCGTGTCCTACCTCCTTCGGTGTAACTGAATGAACCGCTTTTTTGTTAAATAGTGTCGAGATTAATCCATACTGACCGAATGGTAGTTTTAAGAATAACTTCGGTTTCTTCGTTGTTGGTGTATTTGAGGTCATTATTTAGTCTCCTTCTCGGTTTTCCAACCGTTTGGTGTGGTGTACTCCTCTTTACCGTCGAGGATTTTATCTATCTTCTTGACAATAGATTGGAATTGACCATGAACTGTCATCGGGGAGTTATTGTGCTTAACACTGTCCTCGGTTATATGGTCTATTTCATTTCTTAGACAATCTAATTGATATTTCATGCTTGATTTAGTCTCCTTAATAAATTTGTTGAAGTAGTGTCGGTAATACTTTTTATCCATCTCTTCTGTGAAATTGTGCCAATCTATTGACATATATCCCATAAAATGCTCTAAAACCGACATGGTTTCCCAATCTCCTTCTTCTAACTTGTTAGAAGCTATTTTCTCATCTAGCATTTTCATTAGAAGTTTGGTTACAAACTTCATTTCATCTAAAGATGGGTCAAGGCTCTCATTCCCTTCTTTATCTACTTCAAAGCCAAAGGTATGTTTACCAAGCTCATAGTCTTTTTTGAATTGTTCAAATTGTGTCATCATTTCTTCTCCTTGCGTTTCTTTGAAACCGTTATTTTCATGCCATTTCTAGCTTGAAACTTCATGATATTAGTATCCTCGGACACTAATTTGCCTTCCATGGCTCTTCTGATTAAATGGGTTCTTCCTTGCATTATTTCATCTCCTTTAGTGATGGTGTAATAAAAAATGTATTATTAGGACGGTCATAACTGATTTGAACATCCCCTTTAGCCCCTCGGTTTAAAACATACCTTCTAACTGCTTTTGACGGATTATCGACGACAATCTGCCAATTTACTCCTGTGGTTGTGTATTTCTCATACTGTCGAGTTGAGGTTGCCTTCATCTTCCGAATAGTAGCCTTAATCTGACCGACACTAAGATGAATATTCCTATGAGGGTTCTTATAATATCTGTTCATTATCTTGCCACCCACTTTCCACTTACTCTTCGGTAAGTTGTTGGTTTTGGTGTTACTGTTGTCAGTGGTAAGTGAGCCACACAGCCTCTCTTTAGTAACGAGAAAGACATTAATAGCACCGTCATTCTATTCCAATCGCTTGGATTTCTCTTATATTCATCAAGAGCTTTCTTGAATTTGTTCATCTTTTGTATTTCCTCTCGGTTAATAGGTTATCATTCCAGTCGCTAATGCCGTAGTAACGAAGGCTACTGCCATGATTCTGAGAATCAGCGAAGGAATGGGATTGAAGGTTAGGAAAATTTGTATTTTTCGGTTCATCTTAATTAATTACCTTTGGTTTATAGTTCCCTATAAAACCAAAGGATAATTAAGTAAGTCTCTCTGTGCGTGTCTAAACGAGGGATAAATAGCCAAGCTACTTTCGGTGTATAAGTTAGCTATAACGAGGCTATAGGCTTGCTTTTGTCGAGGGGAAAGCTGACGAAGGTGGGAAATTACAGGCAAAAAAAAAGCCCTGACCCCCCGCGAAGGGGAGCCAAGGCTCTTTTGGTGCTAACTAACGTTAGTTAGTTAGAATCTTGCCAACATCGGCAAGTTTGCAAACAGGACGAGTTCCTCGTCGTGGTACTCGTCGTGAACATCCTCGGTGAGTATCTCCGAAGTGTCGAGGATTCGGTGATGAAGGCAAGAGTCGTCTCGGCACTCTTCTGAAGAGTCCCAGTTCTGGCATTCTGTACCTTCGGTAACTTCTTGCGCTTTCTCTTCGAGAAAGGCTTTCATGCTTAGCTCGTCGGCTAAGTCCTGCCGAAAGACCAAGTACGCGTTGGTGAGTTCATCGCTAATGCCGTCGGTATTAGCACAGTAATCCAAGATGAAATCTTGGACGATTTGCTCAGACCCTAAAGGGTCTCCAGTGCCATCACTGACGATGGATGAATTGCGGAACAGGTTCATTAGGTCGATAACTACGTTATCGCTGTTGACGTTTGTATTTTTGGACATTTGTCCTCCTATTGTTCGTCGGTTAATGTCCACCGTTCCTCGGTGAACTAGCAAAGATTAGGCACAAATAGAGGTGAAAAGCAAGGAAAAACAACCTTTACCGACGGGAAAGAAATACATGATTGTGGGCTAGCACCGAGGTAGCACCGAGGAGGAAACTTTCCCCCTCAACGCGTAGAGAAAACCGAACTCAACGGCAAATCAGGAACGCGAACCAATATGCGTGGGGGCGCGCGTTTATAATGCACCCTCCGTAAAAATTTTACACAGTTTTCAGAAAGGTGGCTTACTCCTTTTCTCGACGAGAATAAAACTGGAATAAATCCCCTATTTTTGGGTATATATCCCCTCTCTCCTTGTATATATTGTATTATAGTTGAAGTAGAAGTAGAAGAAGAAGATGAAGAAGAAGAGCTATCGAGAGCTATTGCCATCGCATTGGCTTAGCTATGGCCTAGCTATATATTTATCGTTTATCAATATATTAAGAAACCTTACAGTTCCTTGTGTGTTTATATAACTTATTAGTAAGTTAGGGCATCTAAAACAAGGGGATACTATGGCTTATGAAGTAAGAGAAGGCTCTGGCTCAATCTTTGAGAACGAGAACAAGACAAACCCGGATGCGCCTGACCATACAGGCACGGTGAAAATTAACGGGGAGATGTATTCAATAGCATGTTGGAATAAAGTGGGACAAAAAAGTGGCAAAGCTTACCAAAGCGTTAAAATCGAGAAAAAAGAAGGCAACCTGCCTTTTTAGTTTAAAATGATGGATGTTTTTTTAGAATATGGCGTAACCGGAGTTGTTGTCGTGTTATTTATCGGGATGCTTGGGTTTTTGCAGAAAGCAGTAACGGGTAAGCTAAATGAAATTGAACAAATTTGTATAAAGCTTATAGATAGGTGGAATCGCTCAGACGAGACCCGAGATAGGAGACACGAACAGCTTCTTCAAGAAATGAACGACATTACAGATGATATTAATTTCCTCAAAGGGAAGGCTGATAAATAATTGTCGAATCGCAGTGCCAAACAGAGGAAAAAGGAACGACGAAAGCTAGATATTGAGAATAAACGGCGCAAGAGAGAGCTGAGAAAGGCAAAAAAGAATGGAAATGACTTGCAGAGGGAAGAAATTTCTAGTCTATACAGTCGCTGAAGCGATGGAAAAGGGTATAAATGCCCTTTTTGATTGGCGTAGGGCTGAAAAGGGCGATTGGGTTGTTACTGCAGATGGAAAAGTCATGGAAATTATTGGCAGGAGGAAAAAACATCCGAAAACCAATAAAAAACCATTTTATTTACTTCGCAGCGGATTTGGGGAGCATCCGACCTATAAAAAAAATATTTATGCTTCAGAGCAGATAGATTATGACGATAGACGCTATCACGGGAAGAAACTTTTAACTAATGTAAAGCCTACTGCTCTGCAAAACGCCTTTGTGGACAAGCTTTGCATGAATCATGAAGTTGATAAAAACGGTCAATTTAATTCTGAAGACATTATTAGTGCTTATATGGGTACTTTTATGGAAAATAATCCAACGCAGGCGCTTCGGCGGGGGATGAATCTTGTAAAACGGAAGTATATTCGGGAGAGAATCAGTATGAATCTAAGAGAAAAGTTTATTGAACAAGGGATGGACGACGAGTGGGTGGTATCTCAATATAAAGAACTTATTGACGGGACTTCACAATCCAATACAAAATTAAATGCTATAAATAGAGTTTCTGACCTTTTAGGCCATGCCGTGAAGGAAAAAGAGACATCTAGCCAAAGTATTATCATGATTTCCGACGGGGATAAAAAACTATTAGCAGAGGTAAGAAAAAAGCTAAGCGATAGAGAATTAAATCAATTAATGTCAAAAGTTAAATCAAATGGTGTAAAAAGTGTTATTGAGGATAAGAGTCCCGAAGTCTGAGCATAAAGTCGAAGTTGAAACTGAAAGGGATGGATTTTTAGTGCTGAATGGCAAAAAATATCCTATTGACGGTGAGGTGTCTGAACTTATAGTCGATATGCTTGAAGAATTAATTGATTTAAGAGATGTGGTCAATATTTATGAAAACGAGTTCTCGGGATACAGAGGAGAAGCATAATGGCTGGAAGTTATGGTACGGGAGAGTCTAAATTCTCAGACGGGTCTACAAGGTTGGTAAACACCCTAGACAAAAAGAAGCGCGCTAAAAGAAAAAAAAGGTCGTCCAATAAAAAGAAAAAATGAATTTAGAATACACCATAGAAGAACGGGAGGTACTATTAAAAAGAATGTATGTGGATATATTTTTTTTCGCGAAGTTTATCTTAGGCGATGAGGAACAGCCGATGAATTATCACATAAGGAAACCCAGCCCGCCGTTTCATAGGGAGATTGTTAATACGCTATTATCCTTAAAGAGAGGAAAGAAACTGGCAGTTGTTGCCCCTAGGGGACACGCCAAATCAACATTAATCAACTTGGTCTATCCGCTACACCGAATATTATTTGACGAAGAGAAGTTCATACTACTCATATCGGAGTCTGAAAGACAGTCTAAGTTTTTTTTGGAGACATTAGGGAATGAAATCGAACACAATGAAAAACTCATGTATTTTTTTGGAGACAGAAAAGGGAAAACTTGGGGAAAAGAAGAAAAAGACTTTATCACAGGTTTTGATGAGAAGGGCAACCCGAACAGCTGGTGCAAAGTATTGGTTCGTGGAACGGGGCAGAAAGTTAGGGGCCTTAAATATGGTGCTTACAGACCAACCCTTACAATAATTGATGACGGGGAAGGCGAGCGTAATACAGCAACTGAAACTTTAAGAGACCAATTCCGTTCATGGCTTAATGGTGCGGTGATTGCAGGTTCTGCTGATGCAAGGTTGATATTTATAGGAACCATTGTAGATGAAGAGAGTTATTTGAATAGAATTGCTGGCCCACTATCATATAATAAGGATAGGACTAGAAAAATTAAAGGATGGGATTCTCTTTTTTATCAGGCTATTCTTCAGGATACTAAGGTTGGAGAATTTGTTGCTAGTGGTAAAGAAATAAGTCTTAAAAAGGGGAAAAAAGTTTTATGGCCTGAGTATAGAAGCTATAAATGGCTGACGGCAGAGAGGGATAGGCTTATTTCAGAGGGCGACGTAGCTTATTTTTATCAGGAATATCAGAATATACCGATGGACGATAGTTTTAGGGTCTTCAAAAAAGGAGATATACAGTATTGGCAAGGTATATATGCCTACAATCAGAATCATTCATTTATTATTAGGGAAAAAGATGGCGAGAAAGAGGAAGTCCCTGTTAATGTGTTTTTTGGGGTTGACCCTGCGTCAAGTGAAAATGTCAAGGCTGACTATACTGTAATTATGGTTGTTGGAGTAGATAAAGAAAATAATATATATGTCATTGATTATTTTAGAGGGCAGGTAACCCCCATGACATGTGCAGATAAGTTGTTTGAGATGATGGAGTTTTATAATCCTAGGGAAGTTAAAATAGAAGAGACTGGGCATATTATGTTAAGCGAGTATGTAATCCTAAAGTCTAAAAAGCTTGGTCACTTTTATAATATTAACCCAAAGAAAGCTATTAAGTCTAAATATTATAGGATTAAGCAGATGCAACCTTACTTTGCTTCTAAGGCAATGTTTTTGAAAGAAGACCAATGGGAACTTGAGAGCGAATTGTTGAACTTTAAGGAACACGGTACATTTAAAAAGGATACACTTGACGCATTGAGATGGTCGCTTGATGATGTGTTTGTACCGCGAGTTCAGTATGATGACGAGGGGAATATAACGCAATATAAATCAAAATTGTCTGGAATGGACTGGGAAACAGGAATGTTAATTTATGCGTAGGTTAATACCAAAATATATTTTTAATATCCATACCATATTATGATAAGAATTAAGAAATTAGACCTCGAAGAGCTAAAAGCTAGTGATGTACGAGACGAATATACTAATTATTCGTCGTCTGCTGCTGATTACAAATATCAAATGGCTGAGGATGATGAATTTTTTCTCGGTATGCAACTTACAAGTGGTCAAAAGGACTATCTATTAAGTATTGGGCAACCGCCCGAGGCAAATAATAAGATTAGACCGGCAGTTG